GATTATCCTCCCACATTTTAAAATTTTCCTCTTAACTCAACGACCTTTCCTAATATTTGTACAGGCAATGCTTCTATCTCTTCGTTTGAGTAAAAGTGCGGCTCATATACACTTATGTTTGTAGCAATAAGCGTGATACCAGTGGACATTTTTTTTATCTTCTTAACGGTGGCTTCATCGCCATTAACAAGTACGATTGCAATATCTCCAGACTCAACGTCGTCTTGTTTACGAACGATAACAACGTCACCTTCAAGCATGCGTGGCTCCATAGACCGACCCCGAATCTGCAAGGCAAAGAAATCACCGGTCGCAGCAAGATCCGGCGTAATTTCTTCGTAATCGAGTATCTCTTCAACCGCTTCCAATGGAATCCCGGCGACTACTCGACCAAGGACGGGGATTTTTATGCCAGTGTGAACGGGAGACGATACAGCCCTAGTCCCTTCCAGGAATGTCGATAATTCAGGGAGTGTTTGAATAAAATCAGGAATTGGATGCCCTTCTCTAGCCGCTTCTGCCTTCACACGCTTAAGCCACTCTTCTTGTTCTTTATAAGATAAAACATATCCATGTTTTGATGAAATTTTCCCTCTTAAATAATCGGCACTGACATTAAAAAAATCGGCAATGACATCTATTGTTTTATATTTTGGAATGCGCTTTCCCGACTCATACATAGCTAACGCACTCCGTCCGATGTTTAACTTGTCGGCCAACTCTGCCTGGGTCAACTCTCGTTCTTGCCTCAGTACTTTTAGTCTGTCCGCAAACGTAGCCATAAAAGAACCCCCTTTAACTGAGAACAGTATATCACACTATGTGATGTCACGAAAAGTGTAAATTAATATTGACACAAAACGCCAACCAGACTATAATAAATTTAGTCACAAATTGTGACAGAAAGGAGCTGAGAGTATGGAAGTCGGGAAACGGTTAAGAAGGCTGAGGCAGAAAAAGAAAGAAACCATTACAAGGGTTTCTTTGGCGGTTAAAGTCGCACCTTCTACATTGACCGCATATGAGTTGGGAGACCGGACACCTAGGGATGATGTAAAAAAAAGAATTGCCAAGTATTATGGAATGACTGTTGAGGATATTTTTTTTAAATAGTAATGTCACAAAAAGTGTCAAAAGTAACTCAATAATTAGTGGGAAAGAGGGGAGAAAATGCATTACTTAACTTGGTACATACTTCAGGCGATTCGAGAGAACCGTGATGAATATTGGGCATGGAAGGCAGAAAGGAGCAAATCACATGGAAGTCTTGGCAATCGGAACGAGTGCGGTAGTAGTGATACTGACATTAATATTAGCCATTCAAGAATTTAGAAAAGGAGCGTAAAGTGATGCGGAAACAAATAGAACTCACAGCTCCGGCTGCGTGGATCAATCGGAGATATTACGAACTACAGGCCGCCGAGTCGATGCCGGGCGTTGAAGAAGAGCCGGATGACCTCAAAGTCACGCTAAAAGAAGGCATAAAGATTGGCATCGGAGCCTTCACGGTATACCTAATCATTGCGATGGCAATCATCATCTTATGAGTACGGCACGAAACATGGCAAAGAAAAAACCGCATCTGCGGCAACAGGTGCGGTTTCAACAGTAAAACAAATACTTAAATTGCTACTAGTGTAGCAGAAATGGAGAAAAAACACAATGAACGCAAAACTCATCATGACGGTAGAGGAAATGAAAGACAGAAAGGCCTGGGAAAAACTTCGGAACATCGGGATCGGCGGTAGTGACGCTGCAATTATAGCCGGGCTCAATCGTTGGAAATCACCGTTCAAGTTGTGGCAGGAAAAGACCGGACAGGTAGAGCCTGAAGACCTTTCGGATAATGAGTACGTATATTGGGGGACGGTCCTAGAACAGGCGGTTGCGGATCGGTTTACTGAGCTTACGGGATTAAAAGTAAAAAAATGCGGAACGCTTCAATCGCTCGATTGCCCGTTCATGATAGCTAACGTCGACCGCCTGGTTGTAGGCGAAAACGCCGGCCTGGAATGCAAGACGGCAAACGGATTCAAGGCCAAAGAATGGGAAGGCGATAACGTTCCCGACGGGTATTATCTCCAGTGCCAACATTACATGGCAGTAACCGGTTGCGAAAAGTGGTATATCGCTTGCTTAATCGGCGGTAACCACTTCGTGTGGAAGGAGATACCTAGGAACGAGGAAGATATAACCGCACTGATAGCAGCCGAGAAGGCATTTTGGGAAGACAACGTCAAAGGCGGCATCATGCCGGACGTAGACGGCTCAAAGAGTTGTTCCCAGGCCTTGGCCGAACGATTCCCGGGAGGCGTGACAGACAGCATCACATTACCGAAGGAAGCGGACGAGTTACTCGCCGAAATTGACGAGTTGAACGAGGCGGCCGACAGAATCAAGGAGCAAATCGAAAGCAAGAAGAACGGCATCAAATTAATGCTTGGCGATCACGAAATCGCTTACGCCGGTGAACGTAAAGTCACCTGGAAGAAGCAAGCCGGACGGGTCACGATAGACACCAAGCGGCTAAAAGACGAAATGCCGTACGTGTACAAACAATACAGCAAGCAAGGCAACCCTATTAGAGTATTCAAAATTTAAGGAGGAATATCACAATGGCAACAACAAAAGGCGGCATCATGACAACGAAAGCAAATAACAAACCGGACGGAGTAAAGAGCATGAAGGACCTCGTCGTAAGTATGGGCGACCAAATTCAGAAGGCGTTACCGACAGTCATCACGGGTGAGAGATTCACCCGTATGGTACTTACGGCCATGAGCAGCAATCCGCAGCTGCAACAATGCACACCGAAATCGTTCCTGGGGGCGATGATGCAAGCGGCACAACTTGGCGTAGAGCCGAATACGCCGCTCGGTCAAGCGTACCTCATCCCGTATAAGAATAAAGGCACGCTCGAATGCCAATTTCAGTTGGGATACAAGGGATTAATCGACTTGGCGTACCGGAGCGGCGAGGTCCGGGATATACAGGCACACGAGGTACACGAGAACGACGAATTCGAATACGAGTTAGGACTCGAACCGAAGCTCCGACACGTACCGGCTACAAGTAACCGGGGGACGGTCATTGCCTATTATGCCGTATTCCACACGAAAGACGGCGGTTACGGATTCGAGGTTATGAGTGCCGAGGATGTACGCAATCACGCTAAGAAGTACAGCCAGGCATACGGGAGCAACTACAGTCCTTGGGCTAAGAACTTCGACGAAATGGCAAAAAAGACCGTTCTCAAGAAGTGCTTAAAATACGCACCGCTTAAAACCGAATTCGTCCGGGAAATGAGTGCAGACGGCACTATCAAGAAGAACATAACGCCGGACATGACAGCCGAACCGGACGAAACGGATTATATCGATGCAGAAGCCGAAACAGTACCGGACAATGTAGACCCGACAACGGGTGAAATCAAAACCGAGCAAGAACAGAAGGACGATGCGATTTTGGCGGAATCAATGAACTAAGAAAGGAAGCGGAGGAAGGGCCGGAGCAATTCCCGGCCCGAACCCGTTACAGGGCAAAAGAATGGCAGAACGGCGAATGATAGCCAAGAGCATTATTAAATCAGATCAGTTTCTAGACATGCCGGCAACAACACAGTGCTTATACTTTCATTTGTTACTAGAAGCCGACGATGACGGTTTTATCAACGCACCCAAATCAATAATGCGAGTAATTGGGGCTAAGGATGATGACATGCGTGTGTTGCAGGCAAAGGGATACATCATTCCCTTTGAAAGCGGCGTTATCGTTATTAAGCATTGGAGATTGCATAACAGCTTACGTAAAGACAGGTATAATCCCAATCCGCAGCTAGAGAATGAACGTAAACAACTGGTTGTTGCGGACAATAAAGAATACCAATTGGCAACCAACTGGCAACCGAATGGCAACCAATTGGCAACCAGTGGTATACCGTTGGTTGCCACAGGTAAGGATAGGTTAGGTAAGGATAGGTTAGGTAAGGATAGAGAAGAAGAAGAAAAGGAAGGCCCTTCGACTGCTTCTGACATCTTGAAAATGTACGGGGATAACATTCACCCGGTCAGTTCACCGGTGGAAGCGGAAAAGCTAAAGACACTCGTTGACACTCACGGCGAAACCTTCGTGGCTAAAGCCATTGAAAGAGCCGTCATGCGAAATAAAAGAAGCCTGGCGTATATCACCGGGATTCTGAATAACTGGGAAGCGAACGGGTACGACGAGGGAACGGAAGGTAAAAGAACAGAAAAACAGTCAGATCCGGAACGTTCCGCAGACCTTGAACGGTTTATGCGAGAACGTGAAGAACACAAGAAAAAGCAAAGGAGGTTCTAAAGAATGTTCACGAACGGCAGTATGGACTTCACAGAGAATTTAATCGTCGGCTCGTATCCGAACGGGCTAAGAGATAAAGACGAACGGCAACG